TAATGGAGCAAAACCGCGCAAAGTGCAGTTAACGTCCACCCAAGTTTCTCTCGCTAGGAAATTAGGGATTACCCCAGAACAGTACGCCAGACAACTCGCAAAGGAGAACCTGAAATGACTGAAGAGCGCAAACCCAGAGAAAACAGTTCACGCAAAGAAGATACTCGTCCTGATGATACATGGACACCCGCATCTATTTTACCCGACCCGACTCCACAGGAAGGTTATGTATTTAGGTGGGTTAGGACAAGTACTCTTGGAGAGTCAGATAATACTCATGTTTCTAGAATGTTTAGAGAAGGTTGGGAGCCTTGTAAGGCTGAAGACCACCCTGAACTTTTATTAACGTCAGATATTAACTCACAATTTAAGGGTAACATCGAAGTTGGCGGATTATTATTATGTAAAGCGAGTAAGGAAAAGATGGATTCTAGAACTGAACATTTCCAGAAAGCCGCTGATAATCAGATGCAGTCAGTTGACAACAACTACTTACGCGAGAATGATCCTAGAATGCCTCTGTTACAACCAGAGCGTAGCACTAGGACAACTTTTGGAAGGAACTAACCCTAATACTGGGGTAAGTTCCTTAAACTAAGATTAACTTTGTTATTTAAGGAGGCCTATAATGGCTACCACTGCTACCCCAAACGGCGCAGAACCAGTTAACACTCTTAGTGCGAGCGGCTCTTATTCAGGAAAAGTTCGGCACATGAAGATTGCTAACGCATATGGAACTGCAATTTTTTATGGTGACTTCGTAAAACCAGTCGCCGCAGGAGGCGTTGAGTTAGACGCAGGAACTGCAACATTAACTCCAATTGGAATTTTTGTTGGTTGTTCTTACACTGACCCAACCTCAAACCAATTAACCTTTAGCCAATACTACCCCGCTAGTACAGCGGCAGATGATATCTCGGCTTATGTTGTTGATGACCCTGATCTTGTATTTAAGATTCAGGCTGACGCTACACTTGCTCAAACAACTATGTTTTTGAATGCAGGTGCTGTTCAGACCGCAGGAAGTACTGATTTCGGACGCAGTAAAAACGCGCTTGATGCTAGTACAGCCGCAACAACAGCCACACTCCCATTACGAATTGTAGAATTTGTAGAGGGGCCAACTAGCTCAGTCGGTGATGCGTTTACTGATGTTCTTTGCATTTATAATGCAGGCGATCATGCGTACCGCAACTCAACTGGCGTTTAAGGAGATATAACAAATGGCTATTTCACGCGCACAAATGCTTAAAGAGCTACTTCCGGGCCTTAACGCCCTGTTTGGCCTTGAGTATGAAAAATATGATGACGAGCATACTCTTATTTATGATACAGAGAGTTCTGATCGTTCATTTGAAGAGGAAACCAAGTTAAGTGGTTTTGGAGCGGCTCCAGTTAAAAACGAAGGTTCTGCAATCTCTTATGATTCAGCACAAGAGTCTTTCTCTGCTCGCTACAACCACGAAACTATTGCTATGGGTTTTGCTATTACCGAAGAGGCTATGGAAGATAACTTGTATGACTCGTTATCTGCTCGTTACACCAAAGGTCTTGCTCGCGGTATGGCTTACACTAAGCAGGTTAAAGCGGCTAATCCTCTAAACAACGGTTTTACTAACTCGTTTCAGTCTGGTGACGGTGTAAACCTGTTCACTGCTGTTAGCGATGGTATTACTGGCGGTGGCGGTCACCCAACTGTAGGTGGTGGCTTTAACAGCAACCGTCCTGCAACTGCGGCTGACTTAAACGAAACATCTTTGGAGAATGCAATTATTACTATTGCAGGATACACTGATGAGCGCGGCCTGCTTATTGCGGCTCGTCCTACTCGTTTGATCGTTCCACCTGCGTTGATGTTTACAGCAGATCGTTTGCTAGAGACTAACCAACGTGTTTCAACTGCTGATAACGACATAAATGCTATCCGTAATATGGGTGCTATTCCAGAAGGCTATGCAGTCAATCACTATCTGACTGACAGCAATGCTTTCTTTATCCTTACTGATATTCCTAACGGAATGAAGCATTTTGAGCGTACTTCTCTTGAAACTAGTATGGATGGAGACTTTGATACTGGTAATGTTCGCTATAAAGCTCGTGAGCGTTACTCGTTCGGTGTATCCGATCCACTTGGCATTTATGGTTCTCCGGGATCAAGCTAAGTAGCTAAACAAGAAGGGGGTGTAAAAACCCCCTTTTTTATTTTTAACACGTTATTATTAACTATCCCTGACTGCTTAACAGCAGACCAACCCAAGACAGGAGATTCTCATGGGTACTACAACTTATACTGGAGCAGTTCGCTCCGAAAATGGTTTTTCAGATATTTCAAAAAACAGCGATACAGGTGCTGTAACCACTAATTCTACCTATAGCAATAATGCTAGTGTTGGTGGAACTCTTGCCGTCACTCAGTCTATCACTGGCAAAAAGTCTATTAACACTGACTTTAACGCCGCAGGTGCTTTGACACAAACTCTAACTGCCGCTCAGTCTGGAACTTTGTTCTTGATTAACGGAACAGCAAACAATGTTGTTAATATGCCTGCTCTATCGACTGAGAATGTTGGCGTTCATTATGAGTTTCAACTGACCGTTGCCGTAGGCGGTAGTACTACAACTACGTTTGTACTTCCCGGTTCTGCTGTATCAGCCTTCCAAGGCATGGTTTCATTGGTTGCAGGAACAGCGGCTAACGCAGTAAGTGATGTAGCAGGAGATACCTTGACGCTAGTAAACTCAACCGTTCTAAACGCTAGAGTTTCTATGACTTGCGTATCAGATGATGGAACTAACTCCAAGTGGATGACAACTGTTCTTTCAACTCCAATTGCAACCATAGCTTAATACGCAGTTTAGTGTGTTAATATTGAGGGGTGAATTTCACCCCTTATTTTTAGGAGAATGTAATGGCTGATGCAGTCGCAACACAAACAATTTCAGATGGGGCAAAGTACGCCACATTTAAGTTCACCAATGTCAGTGATGGCTCTGGAGAAGCGGCAGTTAAGAAAATTGACGTTTCTGCTCTTAGCAAAGACCCGATGACAGGGCAGGCTTGTACTAAAGTTAATATATCTAACATCTGGTACAGCACTGTTGGAATGAGTGTTAAGGTGTTATTTGATGCTTCTACAGATGTATTAGCATGGCATATACTTGCTGATTACTCTGATGAGTTAGATTTTTCTGGGTTTTCAGGCATACCCAATAATGCAGGTAGCGGAGTTACTGGCGATATCATGTTAACTACCGTTGGTCACTCTAGCGGCGATACTTACAGCATTATTTTAAAAGTATTAAAATCTTATGGCTAGAAATTATAAGCTTGAGTATGAAAACTTTCATTCAAGACCTGAAGAAAAAAAACGCAGGGCTGAACGAAATAAAGCTAGAAAGCTGATGGAAAAAAAAGGCCTTGTTCGCAAAGGTGACGGTAAAGATGTTGACCATAAAGACAGAAACACAAGCAATAACAAGACTAAGAATCTAAGGGTCACATCTAGAAAAACAAATAGGTCTAGAAATGGCAGAAAAAAAAGCTAAAGCTAAATCAACTGTTAATTCAGCAGGCAACTATACAAAGCCTGCTATGCGTAAGCGTCAATTTTCAAGAATTAAAGCAGGCACTAAAGGCGGAAAATCAGGTCAATGGTCTGCAAGAAAAGCTCAGATGCTTGCAAAAGCTTATAAAGAAGCGGGTGGAGGATACAAATGAAGGGTGTAAAGCATTACAAAAGAGATGGAACTGAGCATAAAGGCTCGAACCACAAGATGTCTGATGGCACTTTGCATACTAACAAGTCACACACGAAAACAAGTGTAAAATTATTTCATCTAAAAGATTTATCGGCTAAAGCCAAGGCAAAGGCCAAAGGCAAAAAATAATGGCTATTTCACGCGCACAAGCGGGCAAAGAGATAAAGGGCGGAAGTGCAAAGAAAAAATCCCAGAAGTCTTTAGATAAATGGACTAAAGAAAAATGGGGAACAAAGTCAGGAAAAAATAGCACTCAAGGGAAGAAAGCTACAGGTGAAAGATATTTGCCTAAAAAAGCAAGAGAATCCCTAACAGACAAAGAGTATGCGGCTACATCCAGAAAGAAAAAAGCCGATACAAAAAAAGGAAAACAATTTAGCAAGCAACCAAAAAAGATTGCTAAGAAGACCGCGAGGCACAGATAGTGGCAAACAGCAAACCTTCTAAAGGCAAAGCAAAGGTTAAGGTAACCTCTTCTGGAAAGAAGGTTAGCTACGGTCAAGCAGGCAAAGCTAAAGGTGGTGGCCCAAGAGTTCGTGCAGGAACGTCAAAAGGAGATAGCTATTGCGCTAGGAGTCTAGGTATTAAGAAAGGTCTTTCTAAGAAAAAACAAAATGATCCTAATACTCCAAACAACTTGTCTCGTAAAAGATGGAAATGTTCTGGGGCTAAATCTAAAAGGAAATAAAAATGGCAACTAGCGGAACATACAACTTTAACCTAGACCTTGGCGATGCCATTGAAGAGGCTTTTGAACGAGCAGGGCTAGAGTTGCGTAGTGGCTATGATTACAGAACCGCAAGAAGAAGTATTAATCTTCTTATGCTTGAGTGGCAAAACAGAGGTTTAAACCTTTGGACTGTGCAAGAAGGAACTCAAGCTCTTACTGGTGGAGATGGTAGCTATACTTTAAGCGGTGATGTTCTTGATATTATTGAAGCTTTTGTAAGAACAAACTCTGGAAGCGTTGACAGCCAGTTTGATCAAACATTAACAAGAATATCAATAAGCCAGTACGCTCATCTATCTAACAAGTTAACAGAAGGAAAGCCTGTTCAGTATTTTCTTGAAAAAGACCCTAGTGCAGTTACTATTAATTTATGGCCTGTTCCTGACAGTCAAGAAGATTACACTCTTGTTTACTACTTTATGCAAAGAGTTGAAGACACTGGATCGCCTGCATCAAACAACATGGATGTTCCGTTAAGGTTTTTGCCTTGTTTAATTGCAGGGCTTGCATATCACCTTAGCGTTAAATATGTTGAGGCAAACCAGAAAGCTCCTCTGCTCAAGGCTGAGTATGAAGAGCAATGGAATCTTGCCGCAGATGCAGACAGAGAAAAAGCCTCGTTATTTGTAACTCCCGGAGGCTATAGGTTTTGACGGCATCAAAAGGTAAAAGAGCCTTTGGGTTTTGTGACAGGACTGGTTTTCGCTATAAGCTAACAGACCTTGTTCCGCAGATTGAAAATCAAAGATGGAATGGCTTGTTAGTTGGAAAAGACGTTGTTGATGTTGACCAACCTCAGTTACAACTGGGAAAATTAGCTATATCTGACAATCAATCTTTATTAAATCCACGCCCAGACAGGGCTTTGGATGAAAGTAGACGTTTATTTGCGTTTAACCCTGTTGGCGGTGGCATTACTGAGTTAGGAAGCTTTACTGTAGGGTTAGATATAGAAGGCAATGTAGGAGAAGTTAAGGTGGTAATAGGCTAATGGCATTCACATACACTACGCTAAAAGAAACAATACAAGATTATCTGGAAACAACTGAAACTACATTTGTGGATAACCTGCCAAACATTATTACTCAAGCAGAAGAAAGAATAATAAAAGACGTACAGCTTCCTGATTTTAGGAAGAATGTAACAGGTTCTTTAACAGAAGATAATCAATACTTGTCTGCGCCTACTGACTACTTAGGCGTTTACTCTTTAGCTGTTGATAACAGTGGGTATGAGTACCTATTGAATAAAGATGTTAACTTTATTAGAGAAGCCTACCCATCAAGCGCGGTTACTGGTGTTCCCAAGTATTACGCAATTTTCAATGAAAGCACCATTATAGTAGCTCCAACGCCAAACGCATCATTTACCGCTGAGTTGCATTATTTTTACAGGCCAGAGTCAATCACCGTGTCGTCCACAGGTACAAGTTGGTTAGGCGATAATGCTGAAAATGCGTTATTATATGGCTGTTTAGTAGAGTCATATACCTTTCTTAAAGGAGATGCTGATCTTCTACAGCTTTACAAAGTTCAATACGATGAATCTGTAGGCAGGTTAAAAACTCTGGGTGAAGGATATGGAACCACAGATAGCTACAGGTCTGGCGCAGTGCGTCAGGGAAGGAACTAAAATTGATTAATGTAGGTTCGGCTCAAACAGGTGTTGTTAATGTTGTTACATCAAACAACAAAGGACTTGATGCAGGTCATTGGGCAGAAAGAGCTACAGATAGAATTGTTTCAGTAGGTGGAAACTGTCACCCTGCAATCAAAGATCAAGCGGAAGCATTCAAGGATCAGGTAAACAAAGTTGTAATGTTCTACATGGAACAAGCAATAAAAAGCGACAGAACAACTTTAATTGCGTTACTTGAGCAAAACCAACACAAAGATGTAGCAGAAATCATCAGGAGATTATAATGGCAATATCGCAAGCAATGTGTACTTCGTTTAAAAAAGAATTAATGGAAGGAACGCATAACTTTTTAGCATCAGGCGGTAACTCGTTTAAGTTAGCCTTATATACTAGCTCTGCTAGTCTAGGGGCTACAACAACGGCTTACTCTAGTACAAATGAAGCAAGCGGAACAAACTACACCGCAGGAGGGGCGGCATTAACAAATGTTAACCCAACAACGTCAGGAACCACTGCGTTTACTGATTTTGCTGATTTAACCTTTAGTAACGCAACTATTACTGCAAACGGATGCCTTATATACAATGATACAAACAGTGACAAGGCAGTTTGTGTATTAGCTTTTGGTGGCGATAAAACATCAACAGCAGGAGATTTTACAATACAATTCCCAACAGCAGATGCTTCTAACGCAATTATTAGAATAGCCTAGTAACTTATGGCTATTGTAAATGGTTTTGGTAGGGGTGGATGGGGACAGCTTACTTGGGGCGAGCCAATACCTGTTGTCGTTACTGGCGTTGCAGGAACCTCTGCTCTTGGCAGTGAAAGTGTAGTAGCAGAAGCTAATGTTGCTGTTGTTAACAATGTAGGTACAGCATCTACAGGAACAGTAGCAGTTAATGCTTTTGCAGTAGTTGGTGTTTCTGCTGTTGCGTCAACAATTGGTCTTGGTGATGAAACATTAATTACCAATAATAACCTATCGGTTTCTGGGTTAGCAGGAACGTCTGCTCTTGGTAATGAAACATTAATTACCAATAACAATATTTCTGTTTCTGGATTAACAGGAACATCTGCACTTGGCAATGAAACCGTACAGGCTGATGCTAATATATCTGCTTCTGGTATTGTTGGGACTTCTGCTCTTGGTAATGAAACCGTAGAGGCAAAAGCCAATGTTTCTGTTTCTGGGTTTGGAGTAACAGTAAGTCAAGGGAGTGTTGTTACTGACGCTCAAGCAATAATCTATCCTGTAGGTCTTGAAGCAGAAGGATTAACAAAATCAGTTCAAGTTTGGAGTTTAATAAACACATCTCAAACTCCAAATTACACAATAATTAGTGGCAATCAAACTCCAAATTACGCAATAATTAGTGGTAATCAAACTCCCGACTGGGAAGAGGTAGCTTAAATGGCAACATACGTTAATGACTTAAGATTAAAAGAAATTGCCACGGGCGATTCTGCGGGTACTTGGGGGACAGAAACTAACGTCAACCTAGAGCTAATAGCTGAAGCTATGGGGCATGGTACTGAAGCCATTGCCAATGCTTCAACTCACACCATAACAATGGCAGACGGCGTTTCTGACGGGTTTAGATGCACCTTCTTAAGGTTAACAGGTGGCGGTCAGGCTTGTACTGTTACTTTAGCCCCTAATACGCTGTCTCATACTTGGGTAATGCGTAATGAAACATCTTACACCTTAACCCTTACTCAAGGCTCTGGGGCAAATGTTAATATTTCTTCTGGGCAAACTAAGATTGTTTCGACTAATGGCGGCGGATCAGGCGCAATTGTGTATGAAATGGATGATCTTCAGCTTGCAGGTAACTTGGTTGTTGGTGGCACTCTAGGTGTTACAGGCGTTTTAACAGGTACATCCCTAGACATCTCTGGAGACATAGATATTGATGGCACCACTAACTTAGACGTTGTTGATATTGACGGCGCTGTGGATATGGCAAGCACACTGGCGGTTGCAGGTGTTGTAACAGCCAACGCAGGTGTAGTGGTAGATAACTTCACGCTAGATGGGACTACTCTGGCTTTAAGTTCTGGTGATATGACACTAGACGCGGCAGGAGACATTCTTCTTGATGCTGATGGTGGGGACTTCAAATTTAGAGATGGTGGTGCAGGATTTTTTACTATTTCTAATAGCAGTCTTGATGCTGTATTAAAAGTCGAGCAGTCAAACGAAGATTTTATTATTAAAGGTAATGATGGCGGTAGTGAAATCACAGCCCTTACCCTTGATATGTCAGCGGCAGGTGCGGCTACGTTTAATTCTACGGTTTCTGGCACAATCGCTACGTTCAGCGGTGATGTAAATGCTACTAATTTTGTGGGTGTAGATGACCAAAACACATTCTTAAATTTTCCGGGAAGCGATATACTAAAGTTGTACACGGCGGGTATTTCCAGATTTCAAATAGCCGCAGACGGCTCTCTATCCACCCCAACGCTAGGAACCTCTAACGTCCGATTCGGTGTCAACGCAGGTAACAGCATTGCAAGCGGTGCTCAGTATAATGTTGTCGTAGGTGATGAAGCAGGTACTGCGATTACTACGGGTGATGAGAATACATTTATAGGATACACAGCAGGTGATGCTACTACAACTGCTTCTGGAAATACTGCCCTTGGGTTTAGTTCATTAACAACCAACGTATTGGGAAGCAAAAGCGTAGCAATAGGTAGAGCCGCTTTACAGGTTCAGAATCCTGCTAGTGCAACAGATATGTATAACGTAGCTGTGGGACACGGAGCAGGTGAGTCAGTAACCACAGGCGTTCGTAACACTCTAATAGGTGGGCTATCAGGTGATGCACTAAACACTGGGAGTTATAATTTATCTTTAGGGTATGCCGCTTTTTCTGCTGATACTAAGGGTCAGTTCTCTACAGCATTAGGTTATGGCGCTTTAAATCAACAAAACTTTACATCAGCTACCAATGCTTACAACACGGCTGTCGGTTATGTAGCAGGTGAAGCAATAACCACAGGCGTTCAAAACACTCTCATTGGTGGCCTTGCAGGTGATGCATTAACTGATGCTGATAGTAATACCGCAGTAGGTTATAACGCTTTAACTAGCGATACTTTAGGTAGTGCCTCTGTTGCTTTTGGTGCTTCAGCATTAGGCTCTCAAAACTTTACATCTGCAACATCTAGCTACAACACAGGTGTCGGTTATAACGCAGGAGCCGCAGTAACCTCAGGCGTTCAAAACACCCTCATTGGTGGACTAGCAGGTGATGCTTTGACTCAAGGAGCGCGTAACGTAGCATTAGGATACTCCTCTTTAGGCGCTGAAATAATAGGTCAGTACAGTACAGCCATTGGTTGGAACGCTTTAGGCGCACAATCAAACAGCAGTGCGGTAAATGCTCTTAATACAGCAGTAGGATATAACGCAGGAGCCGCAATAACCACAGGCGTTCAAAACACATTCGTGGGCGGTCTTGCGGGTGATGGGAGTACATCTGGAACTGACAATGTAGCCGTGGGTTATCAGTCTTTAAGTGCCGTAGGTATATTTCAAAAAAACACAGCGGTTGGCGCTTTAGCAGGACAGTCAGTAACAACAGGTGTTGAAAATATATTAATAGGCCATGAAGCAGGAGATGCTTTAACGGACGCTGATTATAATATTGCAATAGGCTCAGATGCTTTAGGACAAGATACTAAAGGTAATAGAAATACTGCGGTAGGCCAAGAAACTCTTAGCGCACAAAACTTTACTTCACCAACCGATTCTTACAACACCGCTGTTGGAATGTCAGCGGGTCGCGTAATAACCACAGGCGTTAACAACACTCTAATAGGTGGTCTAGCAGGTGATGCACTGACTGATGCTGATTCAAACACCGTAGTGGGTAAAGGAGCTTTAACAACCGACACGCTAGGTAGCTACTCTACCGCACTAGGTTTTGCAGCATTAGAAGCGCAAAACTTTACAAGTGCCACAAGTTCTTATAACACAGCAGTGGGGGCCGCCGCAGGAGCCGCAGTAACCACAGGCGTCGAAAACGTCCTCATCGGCGGTCTAGCAGGTGATGCTTTAACTGACGCTGATCATAACGTAGCTGTTGGTGCGAGTGCTTTAACCACAGATACTTTAGGAGGCAGAAGTGTTGCTATAGGTCGCAGGGCATTAGCCACACAAAACTTTACATCTGCTACTAATTCTTACAATATCGGAGTAGGTTTTAACTCAGGAGGCTCACTAACAACAGGCATTGAAAACGTCATCATTGGTGGTCTAACAGGTAACAATCTTACAGGAGGAGGTTTTTCTGGCACTACACGGCAAGCAGGTGGTGATTATAATGTTGCCGTCGGAACAGAGGCGTTAAGTGGCGATACTTTAGGAAGCAGGTCGATAGCTATTGGTAGGAGAGCCTTACTTACCCAAAACTTTACTTCCGCTACAGATACTTACAACGTGGCTGTAGGATTTGAAGCGGGTCACAATATATCCACCGGCGTTCAAAACACATTCGTGGGCGGTCTTGCAGGTGATGCTACTGATGATGGAACAAATAACGTAGCTGTAGGATTTGAAGCACTTTCAGCAAACTGCGGAAGTGGTAATACAGCAATAGGAACAAGAGCAGGCAAAATTACAACAGCCGATAATAATACTTTTGTTGGAAATAATGCAGGAACTGCTACTACTTCAGGCGCAGGCAACACATTTATTGGTGCTGAAGCAGGTGATTCTATTACAGAAGGCGCTGGTAACACCTGTGCAGGTCTAGGTGCGGGGGCTGAAATCACTACTGGAGATAATAATATTGCA